GCACGAATACCGTTTACCTGACTGACCTTGTTGCCGTCTTCGTCTTCCTTAAGCTTAAGCTTCTTCATTGCAACAACGATAGATGATGCATAGATGAAGCCTTGACCACCTGAAATCTTATCGTCAGGGTCAAACATATCCTGTGATGCATAAGTGTGATTAGTTGCAACAAGACCTACGTTGTTCGAACCAAACATGTTTACACAGTTACGAACGAGTGAAGTCAATGCTTTAGGCTTACGACCCATGTCACCCTTCATATCACCTGCTTCAAACTGATTAACATCAGTCGGAGTGAGTAACATGCCGAGCGAGTCAATGACGAACAGAACCTTGGGCTTATCTTCTTCATTCATGGCCTTGTAGCCTTTCATGAAATCTGAAATAGTCTTTGCAACATCATCAATCATTGCCATATTCATCTTGAGGAGTTTTTCCTCAGTCGTATCGACACCTAAAGCGTGAAGCCAAGATTCATCAAGTGCGTTTTCGCTGTCGATTAGTACAACATAGATACCCTGTTGCTGGGCGTGTTTTACAATATTTCCTGAACAGATGTAGGATTTACCTGCACCTGATTCTCCGGCGAAGACAGTAACTTTGCCGAGAGGAATACCTTTATTAAAATCACCACTAATGCGGTAATTGAGTGCGTAATTGCCTGTGCTGATCCAATCCGTTGGATCATTGAATCCGATGCTAAGGCCATCGATTGCCTTCGTAATATCCTTACGAAATTTACTAATGTCAAATGGTTTTGCCAATTTTTATTCCTATCTTACAATCTGTTTGAATACTTTATCATTACTTGATACTTTTTCAAGCATTTCGGGGCTGGTCGTTGCGAGTTGTTCTAGTTCATAATCATTTGGATAATGACGCAGGATTCCACGAGCGCGGTCCCTTATGATGCTTGGAACACGAGGCGTTTTGCCTGGATCGCAAAGCTCCTCTAACAGTTTGCGACTCTGTTTAAGAGCGCGGAATCTGTCTTCTGGTGTTGTCATAAGGTTTCTCCATATCACGGATATGGGGAGGGTTTTACCCCTCCCCAAGGCCATTAGCCCTTGTTACGATTACGAATCATCGCAAGGATGTCAGCAGCCTTATCGCTTGAGGTTGACTGTTCTGGAACCTTGATAGGTTCATCAACTTCGAACGGAGGAGTGTCATCTACTGGGGCCTGTGAATGGCCACCGTGTGTTGGCTCAGCGTCAACCACAACCGGGGGAACCGAAGTAGTATTTGCTGCACTTGAAGTGCCTGATGGGGCTTCAAGACCATACGGGCGATAGTAAGCGCCCCATTTGTCGTTGTCGTAAGGACGACCATCGACAGATGCTTCGAACATTTCCTTAATGATACGAAGTTCAGCTTCGCTTGGCTTCTTTGGCAAGAAGTCAGCGAGATTGTGAAGACCATGGGCTTCAATTGCTGCTGTCTCGGCCTCAGTCAACGGGGATTCCTTACGGGCCCAATTAGAAGTTGAGTAGTCAGCGTATCCGCCCTTTGAGGTCTTCTTAACATTGAAGTCCAAACCGTTAGTATAGTCAGTCGGCAAGTACTCCATTTCAGGATCCATCAACGAAGACTTGATGATGGTAAAGATTTGAGGAGAGATAATAAAACGTCGAATTGGATTCGCCGGAGTAGCATCATCGCCAAGTGGGTTAGTACGAACAAAACCCTGGAAGATGTACGAACGCTTCTTCCAATACTTATTAGCGAGGTCCTTAAGAGTGTCATCCTTGTACCAAGGACGAACTTCTGCGAGAACAGGACAATTCTCGCCGTACATTTCTACGCAAGGAACCTGTACAGTGATTTGCTTTGTGTCAGAATGACCCTTAACACCGTTGAACGGGAGCTTGATAATCTGACGTTCTACCCAGAAACCCCATTCGTTATTAGGGTTAGCGTCTGGAAGAAAACGAATGGTTGCATTAGCACCTTCGCTGATATTCCAGTGGGGATAGATTGCGTTATCTGATTGAGTGCGGGCTCCGTTATTTTGGCCCTTATTTTCTTGGGCTGCTAAACGCGCCCGGATTTCTGCTAGACTTGCCATTGTATAATCTCCTTTTTAAATGTGCCTAAGTTGAGCTTTTAAGTGTGTTTTTATGTTTCGCTGTCGGAGACAACTACACATAAGTCTGTTATAACTCATGTGCAATGTATTTACAACTTAATTGGGTGCATAAACTAATAATATATTGCGTTATGCGCCCAAAATCTAGTTATCTTTTAAATCGTGCCATTTCCATGATACGAGCTAGTTCTGGATCAATCTCTGTTGATTCATTGGCGCCAACTAGCTTGCCAATGTTGTTGTTCTTTACTTTTTCAGTAGGACCAAGCTGACCTGCACGCTTTTGGTTTGCGTCTAAATCTTCTTCTACTTGTACTTCATCAAGCTTATCGTGCTTAGCACGGATTGATGCCATCTTCTCTTTGCTTGCGCCGTCACGGCCTGCTTGTTGAAGTGCTTTCATGCCCTTTTCGCCATATTTCTTTTTACCGAGATATGCCTGCAATGCACTTTCTTCTACTTCTTCTTCTGCTACTGCTTGAGGTGCCATGCTGATAAAGTTTTCGTCAACATCGCCCTTGAATGCTTTGTCAAGAGCCTTTCTAGCCATCTTAACTGCCTGTTTAGCAGCCATCATTTTAGCAGTATGCTGTGGCTTACCTGCATGATCATCGCCCTTACGATGCCCCTGACCACTATATGGGTTAGCTTCTGGACTCTTATCCATTTCGTTTACATCACCTTCTGGGATACCCTGAGGATTATTTGACTGTAGGCTTTCTTCTTCGGCTAAACCGAATGCTTTAAGATTGCTTTTTTCAGTTGCTTGATTGTGTGCTAGTGACTCTTCACCGGGAGCTTCATCAAGCATTTCATCAGCAGGAACTGCCATACTCTTAGTAGTTGAATCCATATCTAGCTTTTCAGCAAGTATACTGTCAGCCCATTCAGAAAGAGTATCTACTTCGCTCATTTCAGCAATTGGCTTATGTAGACGAGACAAAATAGGCATAGCTGATTCAATGCGCGGATCCAGTGAGCTTGACACAAACATCTCAGAGATGTCCTCGCCTTCGCCTTCCATGAGAGTCGGAGTCCATGATTCAAAGTATGCTTGGTAACCGCGGTGTGTAGTCATCTTGTGTAGATTTTCACGAAGGCTAGTATAGTGATTCAACCCTTCGTTAACGAGAGTCTGTGTTGATTCGTTGAACTCTTTGCCCTTAGTAGCGCGGACGAAGCCAGCCATCTTGTTGTAGTCTTCGCATACTGACTTAATGTGGTTCCAACGTTCATCGTTAGGTAAGCCACCTTCTGCAATATGACGAGCATATACACGAGCAATGCCAGGACGATTAGTTGGAGCTAGGAATCTTTCACCATCTACATTTTCAAGATAGATTTTAGCAACGTTACGATACCGCTGTTCACCTTCTTCGAGTGCGCGGTTATGTTGTAAAACAATCTTTACATTAGGAACTGCATCATTGTATGACGCTTTCTTACCCATTGGGTAATAGCTTTCGCCTAGCTTTTCTTTCATTTTATAATAATCCCTTTGACGCATATCGTCACCTAAACGGTCTTTATTTGATAGTTCAAAACTCATTTGTCTACGTTGCGCCCACATTTTAAGAAACTTTAGTAGCCCGGTCCAAGTGTCATCATAGTCAACACCCGGTGTTTTTGTGCTTGGACTGTCTTGTTGTTCGCCATCATAATAAATGACAAGATTCTGTGCATCGTCTACTGTTGCCCATACTTTACCGTAGTCCTCGCCATCCTTAGTGAATTGGAATTCAATGACATCCGAATCCTGGGAAGCTGCCACGCGCTGATTCTTAGAATCAAGTGGTACAGGTTTATAACCTCTTACTTTAAGAAGGTCATATAGGTCGCGGTTAAATGATTCAGAGTCAGTAGCCATAATGATATTTATGCCAACTTAGCCCAGTACGGCAAAGAATGGCAGAGGAGCAATCATTTCATCATGATCCCTAATTTGGCTTTCTAAGTCACCGTGATAATTTGCAAGTTGTTGCATCATTCTGACTGCAAGTAGTGATGACATAACAAGATCGTCTGTATCACCGACCTTAGCAG